GTAGTCGATATCGGTGGCTGCGTGTCTGGAGAAGCTTCCCGGTTGGTGCTCGAAAGCCAGCACACCGATCTTGCACGGGATGCCAGCTACGGTGGTGGTGAACTCGGTGATGTAGTCCTTCATGGTCGCTCCATGATGGGGGCCGAAGCCCCCGGTGATTGGTTAGGATTTGGATCCGCTCATCCACTGACGAGCAACGCAAACAGCCCCGGCGCGATCGTCTTCCTCAAAAAACACGCACTCACCATCGACCAGAACGCTATAAAAGTCGCTGTACTCAACCGTGTTGCAGATGATGACTACGCGCTGACCAGCTTTGTTAGTCATGCGACCAATAACCGTCTCGATGACACCCGGCTCTTCGCGGCCAAGATCACCGCGATCAAAACCATCCCAGCGGCTGCTGCAAGGGGCGCTGTGGGCAAGATGCTCTTCGTACTGGTCTGCAAACATTTTTCTTTCCTTTCAAGTAATCCGCGACATGCGGTAAACGAATTACAACAAAAAATTGAAGGGGTGTCAACACCCCCTCGCAATTTATTCTTTTCCGGCTTCTAGGATCTTGTTGGCGGTGGCGAAGATCTTCTGGGCTGACTTGTCGCTGATCTCGCCCCAACCCAACCAGCCTTGGATGTAGCCACGGCTCTCTTCCAGCCCGGGCAGGCCAAGGATGCTGCACAGGATGTAGGCCACGCTCTCAGCCTCGACCTCGCGGGTATCGCGGGGAGTCTGCTCAGAGTCGGTGACCAGACCCTCCTTGGTGTGGCCCAGAACGATGTGCGCGATCTCGTGGAAGCGCGTCTTGGTCGGCTCCTGAGCCACCGGGTTGATGGCGATCGTGTTGTCCTTGGCGTAGCCCTGCACGTTGCCGTTGATCATGTCGAAGGCGATCTCGGTGATCTTCAGGGCCTCCAGAGCCTTGGCGCGGTTCCAAGTCGGGGTAGGCACCTCGTGCTGGTAGTCGTCGCCCTCGGTCTGGCTCAGAACGAACCAGTTATTCCGCACCGTGAACATCTGGAAAACTTCGCCGGTCGCCTCGCCAGCCTCGTCCTTCTTGGCGATCGTCAGCGGCATAACCAGCGAGATGGCCTTCTGGCCCTTCTGGACTTGACGGCCAAGCTCCGACCAGCGCTTGTAGGTGGCGATCGGACCCAGAGGGATCTTGCGGCTCAGGCACTGCGCCCACGCCCACAACTGATTGCCGATCGAGTAGTTGTGGAACTGCGAGTAAGCGTCGCTGATCAGACCCGGCTGCTCGACGGCGTCTTTCAGGAGTTGGGCGAAGGGGACGGTTTGCTTTTCCATGATTGACCTCTCAAGTAACCTGCGAAAGTGCAGTGGAACGAATTACAACAAAAAATTTAAGAGCCGTCAACACCCCATCAAAAATTTATTTCAACGCGTCTCCGGACAGGTTCTTGCGGGCGACTTTTTCTCTCTTCCACTCGGCGTACCTTTGGTCACTGGATTCGAAGTCTTGGTTGCCACGCCATCTTAGGTATTCAGCAGGCATCTCGCAGGCCAGCGCCAAGATGTCCAATCGGGAATGGTGGCGTAGCTTGCGTAGCGCCTTGGCTTCGATCTGGCGCATCCGTTCTTTGCCTACGTTCAGAACCTTGCCGCACTCATCTAACGTCATGCTGTGCCCGATACGAAGCCTTAAAGCGGTCTCCTCGCGCACCGTGATGGTGGACAGTACATAGGCCACCACCCGCTCGATATCGAGGCTCTCAAGCCCTTCTGGTGGCTTCTGAGCCATCCAATCGGGTAGGCAATCAAACTCCTCGGTTGGCAACTCGTCGTTGCGGGTGTACCAAAGAGAGCGAATGGGGGAAGACAACTCGCTTGAGCCGATGTTCCCGAACGTCTTTTTTCTCATTTGTCCGCATCCTTCAGGTACGCGAGGACTTCATTAATCCTCTGGATTACCTCGGGAGGGAAGCGCTCCTTGCGTAGGTGAAAGTCAACCTCGATCAGGGCAAAGCGAAAGCCCGCGCTAAAGCCCTCGATGTACTCCTCGTCAAGCTCGATGTTGGGACTCAGCATGTCTGCTCCTTGATGGGGGCCGAAGCCCCCGGTTGATTAGCCCCGACTGTTCCAAGCATTGAGTTGGTCATACGTCAAGCGTTTCAGACTTGCTCGATGAACCGTCTGCGGAGTTGGCTTTATTCCCCTTTTAGCCAGCCTCTCTTGAAGTGCAGCATCGACTACATCAACAAACTGACCATCAACTCCAATCACCCGCCAAACAACAGCATCCGGCTCATGGGTGATTACGGCAAGATCATGTTCTCGGAATTTCATTTCGCTTTCCTTCGCTTTAATGCCCCTAAGGGGCGTGTTGATCAACGGCTGGTGGTTTTGACGGAGAACACGGCGGTAACCGAGGTGTGCTCGATGATGATGTCCTCGGGGATGTTGCAGACCTTGGCGATCGCTTTCCAGTCGGTAACCTTGCGGTTTGCCTCGACCACCGTAGCGCGGAACAGGTTGCCCTCGACAACCTTGGCACCGCCCTCGACCGTGGCAGCGTCCTTGATCGCGTCTTTGATGGCGTCGGCTTTTTTGGTCAGATCAGCGATCTGGGCCAGAAGAAGACCAAGCTCATCGACTTGGGTCAGGGGGATGTTGTTGGTGTCCATTTCGATCTCCTCAAGTAACCGGCGCAAGTGCCGTAAACGAATTACAACAAAAAATTAAAGTGGTGTCAACAACTTCTTTAATTCCCCTACCTTTTTGTCGGGATTAGCAGTTCCATCGTCTCCGCGAGGATGTCTAGCTCGTCGGTCGAGTGCCGCTTGAAGTCGTCTCTCGTCCCGTGCCATCCCTTAGATCCGGTGTGGTGGTACTGGCATAGGGGAATCACCAGCCAGTCACTCTGACGTTGCGCCATCCCAACACCGGCACGGGGGTGGTGTAGCTGGGCAGGCGTCCCGGGCTGGCCCATCCTGCGGCACATCCCGCACCCAAGATCAGCCACCGCGCTCTTCCAGTCCTTGATGTTCATAGCGCAGCTTTTTCCAATGCCCGGTTAGAAGCCTCCATAGAGCGCCATACGTCGATTCTGGCTTGGGCGGCTACCATCATCCACCTCAGGCGTTCCTCCTCCTCTACGGCGCTCCTAATGGCCTCTAAATGGCTTTTGTAGGCAGGGGCTGAGTACGCCTCCCGTTCCTGCGCGTTTACCGCCTCGATTCCTGCTACCAGCGCCTGCTTGCAAAGCTCGGCCTTCATGGTTTTGCGGTACTCCTCGACATAGATCCGGTTGGCCTTGGCCTGCGCGTATTTCTTGCTGTTGGCGATCATGAAATCAATCGCGTCATTCGGGTCGATCATCTTTTCCATCGTCTATCTCCACGATCATTGAACCGGGCTTTACCCCAAACCGCCGATACACCTGTACCGGCTGGAACTGAAAATCATCTACACCTAGGGCCAACGCCATCCCGTCGAGCGTTGACTTGGCTGCAGCAAGGCAGTTGTCGGCGTCTCTCTTCCTCCTATCCGGCATCAAAAAGGTCACCGTTAGCCTGAGATCCTCGGTCGTCGGCGTCCATCCCTGCGTCTGCTGCTTGGTCAGGAAAAAGGCCAGTTCCTTGGCCTGCGTCTTGGCCGCGTGAAGCGCCCCCCAGTGCTTTCCCTTTGTTCGGTTCGGGAACAGGCTTGGGCTGGGGAAGTCCAGCCGGATTGTCCACGCGCTCACGATTCATCCTCTCCTTCAGGTCTTTCAACCCCTCGGCCCCTCTGGCCCGCTCGATGTCTATGCAGCGGTTCATCCACCATACTCGTGCCCTTTCGTAGCCATCTCGCTTTGCGATTCTGTTGTATCTACGCAACCAATCGATCGCATCGCATCGCTTGAGCCACTCGATCTCGGACTCAGGAATACTCGGCTTGATCGGCTGATGCCAGTTTGGCCTCTGCGTAGGACTTGAGTGCTCGGGTCGCTTCTTGCCCATGCCTTCCCCTTGTAGCTACCGCATCCGGATCGGCCAGATGCTTGTCAAGGATATCCTGCAGCCGCCTGTCGCCCCTCTGAGCCGCCTGCGCCATCATCTCGACTGCCTTTCCTGAGGCGGGGTACTTTGCCCAGTGAAAGGGATCCCCGTTGAAGATCGGTGCGTCCCCGGCCACCTTACGGATCGCCTCTAGCTGCTCTGGTGTCGCTTCAGCCCTCGGAGCTGGAAGAGCTACCTGAGCCTCAGGGCGATTGAACTGCCTGCACAGGTCGATGAACTCCGCCAGAGACGGGGGCCAGTCTCGACCCAGAGACGGCAGCGTATCGATGACAGCCTTTAGGGTAGCAGTGCTGTACCGCGACAGGCTCGATGCCCACAGATCCAAGGCCATATCCACATCCTCGGGCCTTACCATAGCCCCTACCTTCTGGGCACCCCAAATTAGGGAGAATTTTTGGAACAGACGCTCGATCGCAGCAGTTGTAATGTCAGACATCGATCACCTCGGTTTTGTTAGCGCGGCCAGTCAGCCGCAGATAGTGTTCCGTCTTTTCGTCAACCTTGCTTTCATGCGCCCAATCGGCCCTAAAGCCCCTCCAGCCCCGCTCGACACTGATGCGTAGCGCATCCTCCAGCGTGACGCCTGCCTTGGCTGCTTCCCGGATAAAGCCTTGCATGGCCGTATAGGTCACAGGAGCCTTTATTCGATTGCGATGCACAAGGAAGTCTTGCCAGATCTGCTCATCAACGCCATCGGGCCGTTTAACGGTTCCCTTGAGCTTCTCTTGCGGTTCCTTAATGATTCTGGGCGACCC